TCTTGGGCAGGATTGCCTGCGTTGTTGCACCAGAGATCGAATCGCTCAGCAGTGTTGAGTTTGCCCATTCGCCGGTGCCATCGGTCTGTGGCGCATGACGGATGATTGCAGTCAGCAGATTGCCGCCAAACCCACCGCTAGGCGTCTTCCAGCGCAACGCCACCTGTTCGCCAGAAATCAGTTCCAGCGTGACGTTCTGCGGATCCTCAGGCAGCGTGATAACTGAAGCAGTCGGCGTAGAAGCTGACGCAAACGACGGAATCGTGAACGATCCAGAAACCGCCGCTGATGCGTTCTTTTCGCTTAAGCCCAGACCCAATGCCGTCACCGTGACGGTCAAAACCTGACCTTCCAGCAGATCTGGCACCGTTAGGTTCGGGTTAGTTGTGATCTTTTCGTCCTTGTTGCCTGTTGAAGTGCTCCACTTGACCTTGTAACCAAAGGTGGCACCACCTGATCCTTGGGACCACGAGACGTTGGCTTGAATCTTTAGCCCAGTGCCATCTGTAATCTGACCGGCGCTGAAGGCGATGTTGGTAGGAGGCGGCGGCGAATCGTCAAAAGTGGTGACATCTATTGGTTGAAGCTCTTCGCCGTTATCAACAGCGGCATAAATGCTGTCGTTGTGCGTGATACCTGTGATCGAATACGTCCCATTGCCGTTATCACTGACGCTTAGGCAGCGGAATTTTTGATTGGCAACACCGTCAGTTGTAATTGACCAGATTGATTGAGCATTTGGCGCGGTGCTGAAACTGGCGCTCAAGTTGATGGTTGAATCAGAGACACTGCTAATCGCCTTGGTTTCAACGCTGCCATCAGGCAGCACACAAGTCAGCTTGGGATTGGCGCCGGAAGGCAGGGTGATCGACTGATCCGCAACAACGGCGCTGGTAGTGGCAGAAGCAACGCGACCGGAAATCCTGGTGCCTTGGCGCAGTTGATCAGCAACAGCAAAGATCTCACCAGGCAGGACAACAGCACCCTCCAAGCCAGTGGAGAACGCAATCACTTCCTCGTCTAGGTTTTCAGTATTTAGTGCCCACAAGCCAACGCGCTGTGCTTGCCACTTCGACGTGCAGCCAAAGCCGATCAGCTCCTTGACTTGATAGCCGTATTTAGCGATCAGCCCTGCATCTTCAACAACAACAATGTTGGGCTTGTAGAAATTTTCTGGGTCGTTGTAGCGAACGCGGATGCTGGTGCTGCGGGTTTTCAGCGAGCTGCCCGAATACTCAAACGCGCCATTGATGACGTTCGAGTTGGAATATACGTGAGAAACCGTAAGGTCGCTGCCGTCTAAGTTGCCGTGGTCTGCTGCAACCTGAATAACGTTGTTTGACCAGAACAGGATGCCTCGGAAAATCGAAGCCATGTCCTGCAAAACGCTGTAAGCATCAGCCTGGTCACCGATGACCACGTTGCAGGCAAAACGTGCTTCTTGTGTGCCATCCGGGTTCGTAACAAGCTGGTTGGAATACTTCGCCAGCGGGTACAAATACACCCAGTTCAGATTTGACGCAGCAACAAAATCGCCACAGCCATACCTGGGATTGGTCAGCAGGTCATAAAAGCAGCAGACCGGGCAAGTAGTGAACTTCTCCGCTGATTGGAGCGATCCATCAAATGCAGTGTCCTCAAAGAGCAGCCGACCATCGTCTAATGCCGTTGCGCCAGCAGGGATCTTGATCGTGCGACCTTTAATCAGATAAGACCGTGTTGGAAGCTGCGGAAATGATTCACTCGAAAAAAACCACTCAGCAGTGGCTGAATAGTTGTAGTTGACGCTCTTGGGCGTGTACTCCGTGATTGAGGACCAGATGACCTGATTGCCGCGTCCATTGGCAATCGGTGTGTTCTCTGGGATGTCCTCAAAATCGGTGTACTTAATCTCGAAATGATTTTCACCGAGATTAACTTTCTCAACCCGAATGTTCCACGGTCCCTTGCCGTAAGACTTCAGGTTGATTAACGGCGTCAGGAACTGGTAGTTATTTGTCGAGATGCCCGTCTTTTCAAGCGTTAGCACGTTGGAAAAACCAACCATGCCGCTGCCCTTGGCTTGGACATAAATCTCCAGCTTGACGGTTGCGCCAAAGAGCTGACCTTTCGCCAAGCCTTCCTGTGCAACGGAAAACAGCTTGGGCAGCGTGAATAAGAGTTGAACCTGGCTGACCTGTGTATCAGTGATCTGCCGCGTTAATTTGCCAGCGCCGTAATCACGCGAAATGACTTCATTGTTCTCGTTTAATTCTTCGCTGTAATTCTCGCCAATCTCCTGTCCAACAGAAGTGATCGTGCTGACATCGGTAAAGAAATTGGTCTTGGTTTCGTTTGCAGAGCCAATGTGAAGCGTGGCATCTAAATCGTCATTTGTGTAGTTGTACGTTCCATCATCATTTTGGATGGGCGTTTCGTTGATATATAAACCCTTGTACTTTTTGATGACGCCGCCAATCGGACCTTCGCACAGGAGATCGAGCAGTTGAACCGAAGTGACGGAGTTAAGAGCCATGTCAGACTTCCAGCAGCGTGTAGCCCAGTGCTATGAAGCTCAGCTTAGACGTACTGTCCGCAGCGTTCGTGTCGATGATCTTGACTTGGACGTTCCAGTAGTTATTCCCCAGGTCTGCGCTTGGCAGTTCCATCTTGTGAATCCAAGTGATTGCATCGGAAGCGGTCATCAAAGCCTGTACGGTCCCGACGTCTTGTGCGACAAGATTGCCAATGTCGGTTTTGGTTTGTCCTTTGAAAACACTAATTTCATAGGTGACAAAAGCATCAACCAGGGTTGTACCAACTCCACCGGCATAATCAAACAAACCTTTGACTAATTTGAGCGCAACATTGAATTGCTTGTTGTAGCTGCCTGTCGTCGCTCTAAGTATGTTTTGAGTAGCAACTGCATTATCAGCAAGGTTGATTTCTTTGTTGAAGTTTTCAATCTTATTTGGGACAAGAGTGGACTTGAACTGAGTGACGTTTGCCTGATTGGTTTTACGAACAACTGCGCCAGAAACATCAGAGAACACAGTTGTGATCTTCTCGCCGCCGATCAGGAACGTTTCAGGACCAGGCTTTTTGATGCTGGCAAGCGCCGGGTCGCTTTCGTCTTTGACCGATACCTTGGCGCGAAGTAGGTGGCTGCCGATTAGGACTTTGCCGTAAGCCAGAGGAACAGTGGCACCAATACCAACGGTGTTCGCTGCTCCGGTGTAGGCATAGGACTGCTGACCGTCTAAGCCGCGAGTAACGCCGACGGGACCATTAGTGCGGTTGCTGGTTCCAAAGCGAGATCCACTAGCACCAAACGAGCCGAAGTTTTGCGGGATCTTGGGCTGTGGCGAGATCATCTCAGCAACACCGCCAAGCACTAAGCCAGCACCAATCGCGCTAAGGGCTGTACCCGCAAAGGTTGCAAACGCGCCGCCAACCGCAGTTGCTCCAATCGCTGCAGCAGTAGCCGCCGTAGTGCCCGCCGCCGCAACACCACCAGCACCAAGGGTGCCAAAAATGCCGGCACCAGGCAGCAGGAACGAAACGGCAACTAGGCCAATTCCTGCCAAAATCTTCCCTGTTCCACCACCGCTGCCCGTAATCACAGGCGCGACAACTAGCTCACGTTGACCTAGCGGCAACAGCAGATCTTCATATCCCATCTCCGCATCAGCTTGAATCACCTTGAATCCAATGCCATTCTCTTCCGACTTCAGCAGGTAATCCTTGAGCGCTGGCTTGTTAATGCACAGCAGCTTGATCGCATCAGCAGGATGCCGCAAGTTGTAATAGGTGTGCTCCTCGCCAAACAGCTCGCCTAGCTCACCCAGCAGACGAACCCGCTGCATAGCGATATACCGCAGCAATCTTCCTCACATAGTAGCTCGATAGCCATTCAACGGAACTGATTGAGTCCTGCTTCTGATGCAAAATCCGCCACGGCTCCACAAACACAGCCGCGTGCATCGGTTCCTTTGTGCCCAGCTTCATGATCGCTACGTCACCAACCATCCGATCCTCAAATTCCACCCGCTCAAAACCCAGTGCCACCGCCTCGCGTAGGTAGATGCTGGGCGTCAACTCCAGATCCGCTGGGCGCTCGAAGTCCCGTAGCTCTACGCCTTGCAGCGCGAAATACTGCCGCACTAGGGTATAGCAATCCTGTTTGCCGTAATCCCAGGGCAGCCCGATCAGGGATTGATAGTTAGCCATCGCTCCTGCGGCAGTTGGTAGATGAACCAGGGCAGCTTGCTTTGCTTACATGCCTTGCGGTCGGCTTCGCTTGCTTCCGTACCCTGCGGGTGGCTGTGGATCACCGCGACAATCTTGCCCTTCAAGCTCGCCTTGTAATAGTCGCCCGGATCAAGGATGAAGTGATCCTCCGGGTTTTCGCAAAGATTTCGGCAGGGCAAATAATGCTGCTCACGGTCGCTACCGATATAGACCAGCCCACAGGCTTCCCTTGGAGCCTCTCGCTTGGCGTGATCTTCAGCGTCAGATCTGAATACGGGAGCCAGGGAAACCACCGTGCGGCAAGTCTGCAATGGGACCAAATCGAGCCAGACAGCTTGAGAATCGTTTGCCGCAGACATCATTAGCAGCAGTGCTCGCGTCGTCGTTGGCGTCAAAGAATCCGCCAGTCCAGCCACACTCAGCACCGCGATAGACCCACGGGCAAAACTCCGTCACCTGACGCTTTGGAATCTGCAAATTAGTCAGATCCAGCTTGCTAGCCAGCTCAAACTCAACAAGCTGCAAGTTCTCCTTGCTTACTCGGTCGATGTACCAGATTTCATCCTCAAACTTGGCGGTAGGGTCTGCGCCAGCCTCGCCATCAAGGAACTTTTTACAGGTGCGGATCCGCGTCACCTTTGCGTTCAACGGGTTGTAGGCAAGCAGCAGAGATGAGATCGCACCAGTGACATTGGCAATCCGCATTGTCGGGCGTGGCAGCGTACCTCTTGCTGTCTTCTCGAAGCCCTCAACCTCAATCGGTGTGGCAGCGTAAGTGATGCCGTTAAACACGATGTCCGCATTTACTGCGTTCGTTCCAGCGTGGTAGTAGAACGTCGTATCAATACCGTTAATTGCCTCAGTCAGCTCCATCTGAAACAGCTCGATGATCGCGGACGGTTCGAGCTTCTGGATTTCAGTTTGAATAGACGTTGGTGTCGTCATGCCTCAAACACCTGGCGGAACTGTGCCGTGACTGTTGCACGGTTCAAATAAGGGATCGACTTATTCCAGCTTTGGCACACCCATTTGTATGACGTACCAGAAGCAGGCGGGGTCCAATCAAAGTTCTCCTGACCAGCTCGCGCATCAAAAAAGGCTTCAATGGCATCAGCGTCTGACTCGGAAACGTTCCAGGTCAGGTCCCAGAGTTTTGGGTTTTGATTGATGCCAAAAACAACGCGCTGTTCATAGCCGGAGCCGAATTGAACGGTGTTGACTACTGGTGCGCTTGTCTTTGCTGCGCCGTAGGTCGGTGTGGTGCCGCCGGTTGACGTTCCTACGCCAGCGTCGTTAAAGGTAGCCATCAGTAGAGCAAGCCTCCGGGTTTCTTC